AAAGACCCATTTAGCTCGCATGCTTATCCTCGCTCACCTCTTAAAGTGGGATAGTAAGAACGTCCTTATCATGTCCTCGAACCGCTCTATGGCTCTGGACACCTTTCGCCAAGTCGCTCAAGTATTGGAGAACAATGACCACCTCAAGGGATTCGTTAAACAGATCCGCTACGCAAATGGAACTGAATCTATTGAAATGCTGGACGGGCGAAGGTTGGACGTTGTTGCAGCTACTAGAGACGGCTCTCGCGGAAGAACTGCGGACTTCCTATTCATCGACGAGCTTCGAGAAATCAACGAAGAAGGATACCGAGCAGCAATTCCAACGACTCGAGCGCGTCCAAATTCTCAGACGCTTCTTACCTCTAATGCAGGAGACGCTTTCAGCTTAGTCCTTAACGGCATGCGTGAAAGAGCCCTAGAGAACCCTCCAAAATCTTTCGGGTTCTACGAATACTCAGCACCTCAATACGCAAAGATTACAGATCGTGCGGCGTGGGCTCAAAGTAACCCAGCCCTTGGATTTACTATCACAGAAGAAACTTTGGAGGAAGCCGTTGCGACGAGCCCTATTGAAAACACTCGAACTGAGTTGCTATGCCAATGGATTGATAGCCTATCGAGTCCTTGGCCTCATGGAATTCTTGAAGATACGAGCGACTCAGCACTCGAGATTCCTGTGGGTGGCTATACAGTCTTTGCATTTGATGTCAGTCCATCTCGGCGCAATGCGAGCCTCGTGGCTGGTCAGATATTGCCAGATGGTCGAATCGGAGTTGGCATACTCCAGACATGGGAAAGCCAAGTCTCAGTCGATGATCTCAAAATTGCAGCAGATATTAAAGCATGGGCGGACAACTACCGACCGCGCCAAATCTGTTTCGATAAATACACCGCCCAGTCAATAGCCGACAAACTAACTAATGCAGGTTGCATGACGATGGACATTTCAGGAGCTGCCTTTTATCAGGCTTGTGGTGATCTATTAGATGGCTTGGTAAACCACCGAGTAGTTCATTCAGGGCAAGAAAACTGGGTTCAGCAAATGAATAACTGCGCAGCTAAGACCAACGATTCCTCTTGGCGTATTGTGAAACGTAAATCGGCAGGTGACGTATCAGGAGCAATTGCTACCGCGATGGTCGTACACGTTCTTTACAAACCTCAGCAAACTGCTATGATTTACACGGAGTAGTGTATAATTACCCACCATGGGTCTCTTTTCGCGTAAGCCGCAAGTAGTCGAAGCGCAATACGCGCCACAGGTAATGGGTGAAAATCTCCCAACACTTTACAACGCTTTTGTGCCTCGAGTTTCTCGCCATGATGCGATGAGCGTTCCTTCAGTAGCCAGAGCCCGCAACCTAATCTGCGGAACTGTAGCTTCTATCCCACTTGAGTATTACAAGACTTCAACAGGAGAAGTAATTGCACCGCCTCGTTGGATTAAGCAACTCTCTAAGTCTCAGCCTTCTTTTATTACTATTGCGTGGATTGTAGATTCACTTCTATTCTACGGAGTCTCTTATCTCCTAGTTACGGAGCGTTATGCAGAAGATGGTCGCCCAGCTTCTTTCGAGTGGGTGGCTAACACTCGCGTTACTTTTACTACTGATCTCATGGGGATTCATGTAACTCAGTATTACATCGATGCATCTCCTGTAGACATGAACGACATCGTTACAATTCAGGGATTCGATGAAGGAGTGCTAGACCGCTCAGGTCGCACCATTCAAGCCGCTATCGACGTTGATCGTGCAGCAGCGCAGAACTCAGCAAACCCACAGCCAGCAGGATTCCTCAAGAACTCTGGCGCAGACCTACCTCCTAACGAGGTCGCTGGTCTTATTGCTGCATGGAAGCGCGCACGTCAAAACAACTCCACAGCATATTTAACTTCTACTCTTGACTACTCTCCAGTTTCATTTAGTCCAAAAGACATGATGTATAACGAGGCAGTCCAGAACCTTTCAACTCAGATTGCTCGCGCAATGAACGTCCCTGCTTACTACTTGTCAGCGGATCAGAACACCACAATGACTTACGCTAACGTGCAGGACGAACGTAAGCAGTTCTACGCGCTATCTATTGAGCCTTACCTACAGGCTATTCAAGCACGTCTCTCAATGGACGACATCTCTACATCAGGGCACGAAGTGCGCTTTGCAGTTTTTGATACCTTCCTCAAGAACGACCCATTGGTCGAATTGCAGGTACTTGAAAAGCTCCTAAGCCTTGGACTTATCTCTACAGAGCAAGCAATGGAAATGACAGATTTAACTCCCAACGGAAGCGAAGGAATGAGCTAATGGAACAGTTAATAATCGAAGCCTCATCTATTGAGTGCAGCGAAGAACGTCGCGAGATTTCAGGAAAGATTGTACCTATGGGTACAGGCGAAATCGGCAATACCAATATGGGTGGAGTTGTATTTGAGGCAGGGTCTATCGACATTGCCGACGTATCTAAGATTAAGTTGCTATCACAGCACGATATGAAGAAGCCAGTTGGTCGCATGATTGCTGCGGAAACCCGCGCAGACGGAATCTATGCAACATTTAAGTTGTCACGTTCTACAGGTGGCAACGATGCACTTATTCAGGCACAGGAAGGACTCGTTAGCGGTCTTTCAGTAGGTGCAGAAGTAATCGCATCAAAGCCATCACGCGACGGATACATCGTCGTCACAGCTGCAAAGCTAAAAGAAGTTTCTCTAGTAACAGAGCCAGCCTTTAAGTCTGCTCAGGTGCTTGAGATCGCTGCTGAGGAAGTTATCCCAGCAGAAGAAACCCAACCAGAAAGCGAGCCACAAGTGGAAGAATCAACCACAGCGGTAGAAGCTCCAGCAGTTGAAGCAGCAGCAGTCGAAGCGGCTCGCCCAACAGTTGTAGCGAATCTTCAAGTCAAGGAGCGCATTGCTCCAATCTCATCAGCACAGTACCTCGAAGCATCAATCAAGTCAGCACTTGGTGATGACGAGGCACGTCGCACAGTTCGTGCAGCTGATGACTCAACATCAACAAACACAGGACTTACACTCCCACAGCACCTCAACACATTCATCACAGACACCTTCACAGGTCGTCCAGCGTTTGAAGCTGTAACACGTCAGGCTCTTACAGAGTCAGGCATGTCATTCACAGTCCCACGCCTTTACACAAACGCAGGAACTCCTGACGTTGCACCAACAGTTGCAGACACAAACGAAGGTTCAGCACCATCTGAAACAGGCATGACATCTGCATACGACACAGTAACAGTTGAGAAGTTCTCAGGACTACAGCGCGTTTCATTCGAGCTTGTAGATCGCTCATCACCTGCGTTCATGGAACTCATGATGGCAGAACTTCGCAAGGCATACGAAAAAGCGACTGATGCCGCATTAATTGCCAAGTTTATTAGCGCTGGTACAGCAGGAGCAAACGTTGCAACAACAGCAGCAGGACTTCAGTCATTCGTATCAGTCGAAGGTGCAGCAGCATACAAGGGTACAGGCGGAGACTTCGCTAACAAGCTCGTCGCTTCAACAGACCAGTGGGCTGCTATCACAGGATACGCAGACACAACAGGTCGCCCACTCTACTCAGCTCAGGGTGCTACATACAACGCAGCAGGCAACGCAGTTGCAACAAGCGTCGTAGGTGGAGTTCTCGGAACTGACCTCATCGTCGATCACAACATCTCAGCATCAGGCATCTCAGATGACTCAGCCTTCTTGGTTGCTCCATCTTCAGTCTATGCGTGGGAATCACCAACAACTCAGCTTCGCGTCAATGTTCTTACATCAGGCGAAATTGAAATCAACCTTTACGGATACCTCGCACTTTACGTTGCGAAGTCAGGTAAGGGCGTACGTCGCTTCGCAGTAGCGTAACGACACACTAAGTCGCTTGAGGGGGCTGCCAGAGCCCTTGCAGTCCCCTCAAGTCTTTAGAAAGGAATAGCATGTCTCTTTGCACAGTTGCAGAACTACGCACGGCACTCGGAGTAGGTACTCTCTACGCTGACGCGACCCTGCAAGAAGTATGCGACGCGGCAGACAATGTCCTTCTTCCTTTTATCTGGGCTAATACAACTCCCATTGTCGGACACAGCAACGAAGCCGCAACAGGCACTTCTTACTTTGATGAGAACGTCCAAAAGACATTTTACGTTGGTCAGACTGTAGTCATTTCAGGTGCAGGTTCTAAGCACAATGGCTCAAAGACGATCACAGCAGTGGGTGAAGATTCAATCACTTACGCCATTACTGGCAACAACAACACAGTCACGCCTTTCCACCCAGTCAATCCTTTTGGCATGGTCGCAGCTGATACTTACTTAGATCCTTCAACAGTTCCTGCGATTCAGGAAGCTGCTCTTATGATTTCGATTGATATCTGGCAGTCACGCCAAGCCCCTTCTTCTGGTGGCGTATCAATCGACGGCTATACACCAAGCCCTTACCGCATGGGTAACACACTCTTAGCACGCGTTCGTGGCTTACTTGCACCTTATCTTGACCCTCGTTCTATGGTGGGCTAATGACAGCCATCACCACACTCCGCACATCTATTGCGACGGCTCTAGCCGATAACTCACTCTATTCAGTATTCAGCTTCCCACCTGCTACGCCTATTGCTAACAGCGTCATTGTGACTCCAGCCGATCCTTACATCGTGCCATCTAACAATGACTACACAAGCATTGCGCCTATGGCTAACTTTAAGATTTCTATCCTTGTCCCATTGCTAGACAATGAGGGCAACCTTGCTGGCATAGAAGCCGACGTAGTTCGGGTGTTCTCGCTCCTTGAAGCGTCCAGCATTGTATTTAACGTCGGAAGCGTCAGCGCGCCAAGCGTGTTGTCAATTGCTTCTGGAGATTTACTGACTTGCGACATTGCAATCAGTACCCTAACGGAATGGAGCTAATCGATGGACGATTGGACAAAGGAGCAGGCAGCCTTCCTTGCGAAGATTGGTCAGCTTCCACCAGCAGCACCAGCACCAAAACCAACTACCAAGAAAGATGAGGAATAAGCCGTGGCAGTATTTCTGAACAATGGCGTATCTGTAACGGTCAATTCTGTAGACCTTTCAGATCACGTAACAAGCATTACTCTTAACCGCACATTCGATGAACTCGAAGTGACAGCAATGGGTGACTCAGGTCACAAGTTCGTCAAGGGACTAGAAGCATCTTCTATCACTATTGACTTCCTTAACGACACAGCTACAGGCGAAGTCCTCCAGACTCTACAAGCAGCATGGGGAACAAACGTCACAGTAGTAGTCAAGCAGACTTCTGCAGCAGTATCAGCGACAAACCCTTCTTACACAATGACATGCCTTGTAAACAACACAACCGATATTAACGGCGCGGTTGGCGACCTTGGCACACAGTCAGTAACTTGGAACGTCTCAGGTACAATCGCTGTAGCGACATCTTAATAAACTAACAAAGGGGCTAACAATGGCAAAGCTAAAGGTAACAAGGGCTGACAACTCAGTAACAGAGTACGAGATTACTCCGTTGATTGAGTACGCCTTCGAGCAATACGCCAAGAAGGGCTTTCACAAAGCTCTTATAGAAGATCAGAAGCAATCGGACGTTTACTGGCTATGCTGGGAAGCAATCCGTCGCTCAGGTGAAGCGGTTAAACCTTTTGGGGAATCATTCCTTGAGACACTCAAGTCAGTTGAGGTCTTAGAGTCTGACCCTTTAGGATAGATCGGAACTCCATCACCTATACCGCAGCTCGCTTGAGCTACGAGTATGGAGTTCCTTTCAACACCATTGTGGAATTACCTGCAATGGTTTTCAAGGCACATGTAGAAGTCCTCAAGGACATAGCGAAGGAGCAAAGCGATGCCAGTAGACGTAACAGGCGCGCTTGAACTCCGCAAAGCCTTAAAGAAGTACGCACCTGATTTAGCAAAGGAAAGCCAGAAAGAACTCTCTGGAATTCTCAAGCCAATGGTGGCAAAGGCTAGGGGCTTCATGCCTTCTAATGAGCAAGCACCTTCTGGATGGCTAGAACGACCAGAAGCTAAAGGTCGCTGGGCTAAACGCTTTTATGATGAATCTATTGCTCGCAAAGGCATTACATTCTCAGCTGCGCCTTCTAAGGCTAACCGCAAAGGGTTTAGATCACTTGCAGCCATATATAACAAGTCAGCAGCAGGAGCAATCTACGAGACAGCAGGACGCAAGTCTGGCGTTGTAGGAAACTTCACCCCTAAGTTAGGTGGCGAGTTAAAAGGCTTTGGTCAGAAGATGACAGGTCGCTCAATCTTTCGCGCTTGGTCTGAGGATCAAGGCAAGACCAATGCGGCGGTTATTAAGGCAATTGAAAACACAAATGAAAAGGTTCACCAACTGGCTCAATCAGGTGGCGGTAGGTTGTATAAAGTGAGAGGTAAGTAATGGCTCAACAAACAGACCTAGCAATCCGCATTGCCGCGATCTTCGACGCAGCAGGAATTAACAAAGCCGATAAGTCAATCTCTAAGCTGGAGAAAAGAGCCAAGAGCCTTGGAAAGAGTCTAGGCATAGCTTTAAGCGTTGCAGCAGTTACCGCATACGGCAAGGCAGCAGTCAAGGCTTTTGCAGAAGATGAAAAGGCTGCGCTATCTCTATCACGCACTATTCAGAACTTAGGCTTAGGCTTTGAAGCTCAAGGCGAGTCAGTTAATAAATACATTTCTGCACTTGAACAGCAGACTGGCGTTCTTGATGATGAACTACGCCCAGCGTTAGATCGTTTGCTTCGTTCGACTTTAGACATCAAGAAGGCTCAAGACCTTCTTAACCTTTCGCTAGATATTGCAGCAGGCACAGGCAAGAGCGTTACTCAGGTCTCCCAGTCATTGCAAAAGGCATACCTAGGGCAGACTCAAGCTATTGGTCGTCTAGGCGTAGGCTTGAGTAAGGCAGAACTTACTAGCGCATCATTTGAGGACATTCAAAAACGCCTCACCTACCTCTTTGCTGGACAAGCATCAGCCGCCGCAGAGTCTTACGCAGGACAGATTGACAAGCTAACCATTGCCAGCAACAACGCCAAGGAAACAATTGGCAAGGGCTTAGTTGATTCTCTGATCATTCTTTCAGGCTCTGGCGACATCAATGGTCTTATTTCAAAGATGGAATCATTCTCCCAGTCAATTGCTAACGCTAGTGTTGAAATGGCTAAGTTGATTGCTGGAGTTAAGTTTATCTTTAACCCTAAGAACTTCTTTAAATCAGGCGAAGATTTCCAGCGCATGCTTGGCTTAATTGAAATGGGCAAACCACTTCGCAAGTTTGACCCTACCAACAATGCAGTTACTGGATATAAGAAGGACAAGGCTGCTCAAGCGGCTGCCGTTAAAGCGTCAGCTGCTCAGGTCAAGGCAACCAAGGCACTTACGGCAGAACAAAAGAAGCAAGCCGCACTCAAGAAGGCTGGCACAGTATTTGACCTTGAGCAGATTCAGCTTGTCGCAGCTCTTAAAGGCAAGTTATCCAAAGAAGAAGAAATCCGCGTACAGGCGCAACTTGCATTGCTTAACGGAAACGATGCGCTTGCAACCAAACTAACTAACCAGATTCTCGCGGCTCAAGATGCATCAGGCAATCTTGCTAAGTTCTTGTCCGCACTTCCAAACGCTAAGAACCCGTTTGAGTACCTAGATGCGTACCTCAGCTACTTGGCTGGCAAGGCAGCGGCTATCCTGACTAACCAGCCAGTACCAACTGCGCCAAGCACGGGAAACACAATAAAGCCAGTAGTACCAAGCACCAACGTGCCAACGCTGCCTTCTGACGGAATGATTAGCTACAACGTGCTAACTGGACTTAATTACAACCCTAACGCGAACGTCAAGGTAGAACTTACTCTCAACGCTAACGATGACGTAAGCCGAGCAATCGCTAACAACCTTCAGCAGAGTTCTCTTTCATCTGGAAACCAGACCTACATCAACCGCCGAACAGGTGGCTTTGAGTAATGGCGTTACCTGCACAGATAGCCGTCACCTTTGACTTTTCCTCTGGAGCTACCTTCGGTGCTGGCTTCGTCATTGGTTCTCCAGACAACGGCGTTATCGGTGTAAACCGCTTCGGTTCTTCTGACGTACTTATCCCTACAGTTGATTTAACTCCTGACGTTTACTCAATCTCGATTCGTCGTGGTCGCAATATCATGAAGGACACCTACGAGGCTGGCACAGCCATTGTGAGAGTCCTTGACCCATTGGGTTACTTTAACCCACAGAACCCTTCATCGCCCTACTTCGGCTATCTAGTGCCTTTGCGTAAGCTGCGCATCTCAGCAACAACAGCAACAGCAGAACACTTCCTATTCTCTGGCTACGTCAATGATTACCGCTACACCTTCCCTGTAGGTCAGGAAACTGCCTACGTCGATATTCTCTGCACAGACGGCTTCCGCCTTCTCCAGATGGCTAACGTGGGAACTATTGCAGACACTCCTGCTGGCCAGACAACTGGCACACGCATTGGCAAGATTCTCGATGACGTGCAATGGCCTTCCTCTATGCGCACCATTGCAACAGGCGTAACAACCTGCGTTGCTGATCCTGCAACTATTCGCACAACCTTAGAAGCGGTCAAGAACGCAGAGTTCTCAGAAGGACTTGGCGCGTTCTACATGAGTCCAGACGGCACAGCAGTATTCAAGTCCCGCTCTGAGGTAGCTTCAACCCTTGCCGCTACTGCCACAGAGTTTAACCAGACAACAGGTATCCCTTACCGCTCAGTCAAGTACGCCTTCGATGACAAGCTCATCATTAACGACGTGAAGTTCAACCGCGTAGGCGGTACAGCCCAGAACGTTTACAGCCAGACTTCTATCGACAAGTACTTCCCTCATGGCTTGACTCAGGAAAACCTCATCGCCCAGACAGACGAGATAGTCGCTGGCATTGCTGGCAACTACGTCAATACTCGCAAAGAAACCACAATCCGCATTGACGAGATGACTGTGGACTTGCTAGACCCAGCAGTACCAACCGACACAATGATCGGTTTGGACTACTTCGACAACCTACAGATTACAAACGTGACCCAAGAAGGTTCAACGATTGTGAAAACCCTGCAAGCGCAAGGCTTTGCATGGGATATAACCCCAAACAAGATGACCGTATCTATAACAACACTAGAGCCCATTCTAGATTGTTTCATTATAGGCAGCTCGACTTACGGTATAATCGGACAATCAACTCTGAGCTACTAGGAGCAACATGGCAACCTTTCCAGTCACCACAGGCGACGTATTAACAGCGGCAATCTATAACTCGCTAACCGCCTTCACAGTAGGCTCAGACCAGACAGCGGACTACACCGCAGTCCTAGCGGATCAGTACCAAGTCCTAGTGCCTATGAACAAGGCGACAGCAGTAGCCTTCAAGATTCCTACCAACGCTTCTGTAGCGTTCCCAGTAGGCACAGCAATCACAATTCTTAATAAGGGCGCAGGAGCGGTAACAATCTCAGCGGTTACCTCTGGCACTACTACAGTCCTTTCAGCAGGTGCGGTTGCAGCTTCTCCAACCTTGGCTCAATACAAGACAGCGGTCTGCATCAAGACTGCAACTGATACTTGGTACGTGGTGGGCGCGATTGCTTAACGTAATCTCAGGGCTATTGGCTGGAGGCGTTGCCGCTTCTACCAACTCATACGAGAGTATCGCCACAGTCACAGTTGGCTCGGGTGGTTCGAGTTCTATCTCGTTCTCATCAATCCCTAGCACTTATAAGCATTTAGAAATCCGCGGTATTGGTCAGATCAACACAGGCACAGAATATGCCTTACTTCGATTTAACTCTGACTCGGGCGCGAACTACTCAATTCATTACTTAAACGGCAACGGGTCAGCTACATCAGCAGGAGCGGCAACTAGCACCAACCAAGCGGCTATGTTCTACGGAATGGGTATGCCTTCAACAGCTAATACTTTCGGCGTTGGAATCTGCTCTATCTTGGACTACGCCGACACTAATAAATATAAAACAGTCCGCTCACTTGATGGATTCGATGCTAACGGCTCAGGTGGCGTAGAACTTTGCTCTAGTTCTTGGCGTTCGACTTCTGCCGTTACCTCGATTACTTTAACGCCTAACAGTTCTAAGACTTTCAACCAATATTCATCATTCGCGCTTTACGGGATAAAGGGGTAAATCATGGCAGCAGGTTCAACTTACACCCCTATTGCGACTACAACAGTTTCAGGGACTGGAACTTCCTCGGTCTCTTTCAGTTCCTTTTCAGGCTACACAGATTTAATCTTGGTTATCAACGGCAGCGTTGGTTCTAACTGTGGACTTCAAATGAAGTTCAACTCTGACTCAGGCTCTAACTACTCGTTCACTCGCATTACAGGGGATGGGTCTAGCGCTACCTCAGACCGCAGTTCTAACGCTTCATTCATGGAACTTGGCTACTACCTTTCATCGGCTCAGAACATGAACGTCATTCAGATCATGAACTACAGCAACAGCACGACCTATAAGACAGTCTTGAACCGAGCAAGCGCTAACACAGCCAATATCGGAGCGCAGGCTTATGTCGAATTGTGGCGTTCTACTTCTGCCATTACTTCATTAGCGGTAACTGCTTCTGGCAATTACTCAAACGGAACTACCTTTACCCTCTACGGAATTCAGGCGGCATAATGGCAAACACCTTTGAACTTATCGCTTCTTCTACTGTGGGCTCTGGTGGGGCTGCTTCTATTGACTTCACAAGTATTCCCAGCACTTACACAGACCTCTTGTTAAAAGTATCAACTAGAACAGACACCGCAGGTCAGGACTATTTTGCGTTAAATATTGCATACAACGGTTCTACTTCATCATTTACAAATAAGTCATTGTACGGGGTCAATACTACTGTGGGCTCAGGTGGCGGAGCTTATCGCTATGCGACTTACAGCGAAGGTCCTTTAATGACCGCTTCAACATTTGCCAATGGCGAGATTTATATTCCAAACTACGCTGGGTCTAATTACAAATCCCTTTCGGCTGATTCGGTTACAGAGACCAACGCCGCAGCAGCCATCGTTGCCTTTCACGCTACATTGTGGAGCAACACTGCCGCTATAAATCAGATTACTCTAACATCAAGCGTCGGAGGAAACTTCGTCCAATACTCAACCGCCTATCTATATGGAGTCAAAAATGCCTAATCCAACACGAATCGAAATCAACTGCGAGACAGGCGTTGAGTCAATCATTGAACTCACCGATGCCGAGGTTGCTGAACTTGCTTATCAGGCAGAGTTAGCAGCTGAGAAGAAGGCAGAAGAAGAGGCACAGGCAGAAGCCGCTGCTACTGCTAAGGCTGCACTTCTTGAGAAGCTTGGGATTACAGCAGACGAAGCGAAGCTACTCCTAGCGTGACCCCTAAGTTATGCAAAGCAGGGCAACAGTTAAGGCTTCAAGTCGATGATAGTTACCCAGACAGAGATCGCACCTCAGACGGCTGGATTGGCGATGCACGTCATTCAGCGCGTGCTTCTGACCACAATCCTGATTCAACAGGTATCGTCAGAGCGATTGATATTGACAGGGATTTATCTTACGATGCCAAGCCAGACTTCATGTGCGACCTTGCAGATCAGATACGACTCTGCGCTAAACGTGGCGATAAGAGAATCTCTTATGTCATCTTCAACGGAAAGATATCCTCTGCCCGTAGCCTTTGGCGTTGGCGAGCATATAAGGGAATCAATCCGCATGTTAAACATTGCCATGTTTCTTTTACTAAAAAGGGCGATACAGATGGTTCGTTCTTTAATATCCCGATGATAGGCGGCACACAATGAACATGAAGAATCCAGTAGTCCTCACAGCAGGAGCGTTCCTCTCAGCATGGGCAGCTTCTAACTTTGCAGCAGATTACCGCTCAATCCTTTGGGCAGTCCTCGCAGGCGTATTCGGATACGCAACCCCTAAGAAGTAATGAGCGCGCAAGACCTTGCTGCTTGGCTTGTGGCTGTTGTCACTATTCTTGGTGGTATTGCTACATTTACCCAGTTCATGATTAAGCATTACCTATCTGAACTCAAGCCAAACGGCGGTGGCTCACTCAAGGATCAGGTCAATCGCCTTGAAGCGCGTGTCGATACCATTATCGAGCTGTTAGGTAAGTAACACTTATCCTATGGCACGCAAGCGACCAGTCATAGACTTAGACACTTACTCAGCTCTCGATGCTTACTGCATTGCGCTGAATGAATACTACAAGTCACTACGCAAAGCAGGATTCACGGAGACTCACGCCTTCTGGATTCTTGGTGACCGCGAGACATTCCCTGACTGGATAATTCCTAACCTGCCTAATCGAATCGATAACATACCCTACGAGGACGACGACGAGGACTAGATGAAGAAGATCGTAATCCTGAGCGACCTGCAAGTGCCTTTCGAGGACGTGCATGTAACTCGGAACATAGCACGATTTCTCAAGACCTTTAAGCCAGACCAGACAGTCACCATTGGTGACGAGATTGACTTTCAGACTATAAGCAAGTGGTCAGAAGGCACACCTCAAGCCTATGAGCAGAGCCTAGGCGATGATCGAGACCGCTGCGTTGATCTCCTATGGGAGTTAGGCGTAACCGACTGCATCAGGTCTAACCACACAGACCGCCTCTATAACATAATCATGAAGAAGATACCTAGCTTCCTATCCTTGCCAGAGCTGCGCTTTGAGAAGTTTATGAAGTTTGACGAGCTTGGCATTACCTTCCATAAGAACCCTATGGCTATTGCGCCTAACTGGATAGCAGTCCATGGCGACCACACGCCTATCAAGAACCTAGGCGGGCTCTCAGCCCTTGAAGCAGCCCGTAGGCATGGGAAGAATGTTATCTCAGGTCATACCCATAGAGCAGGGCGTAGTGCCTTCTCAGAAGCCTCTGGAGGGCGTTTAGGGCGTGTTTTGCATGGAGTTGAGGTTGGTAACCTTATGGACTTTAAACAAGCCTCATACACCAAGGGAACGGCTAATTGGCAGCAAGCTTTTGCCATCATGTACGTCAAGGGATCTAACGTACAGGTGGACATTATCCACATCGAAAAGAACGGCACGTTCATTGTCCAAGGCAAGGTCTATGGACGGGTTCGCTAGACCTGACTTCGGAGACGAATCGGTCGATGAAATCGTTATCGTTTCGTTATCTAAATTGGGTGGCTGTTTAGCCCGTATGGTTTAAAGTTCTTTCCGTAGGAGCGAAGAAAACCTCTGATCAGGGGTCTCTAAAGGCTTCGCTCCTACACCTAACGAAAGGGCTAAAATGAATTCAGATCACATAATTATGGCAGCACTCGCTTTAGGCGGTGTTGTTGGCTTCCTTTGGGGTTACTCTCAAGGACACCAACACGGCAAGATTGCAGGGCGTATAGCTCTACGTCGTGAATATCGCGCATCAGAGCAGGTAAAGAGGTGGGTCAATGAATGCTAGAGACTACCTCAACGAAGCACGAGCTACTATCCAAGACCGAGGACTTGATTACGGCCACCCTAGCGACAATATGCAAAGGACAGCCTCACTCTGGAGCGCATACCTCGAGATGCCAATTAACGATTATCAGGTGGCGGTGTGTTTGGCATTGGTCAAAATCGCAAGAAGCATGGAGACTGCAAAGCCAGACAATTACATCGACGGCGCAGCGTATTTTGCAATAGCTGGACAACTACACACCGAGGAGAATGATTTATATGTTTGATTTGAGTTCATACGAGACTGTCGCAGATCGAGTCTCACGCTTCCAAAAATCTCACGACGGCGGAAGAATTGTCACAAAGGTTGTGAGCCTTGATAGTGCTAAGGGCGAAGTCCTAGCAATGGCTGAGGTATATCGCAAGCATGACGATTTATATCCAGCTGGCGTAGATTACGCTTTCGGTGTTGCATCTACTTACCCTCAATCAATGCGCAAGTTTTATGTTGAAGATACAGTCACCAGCGCAATAGGTAGAGCTTTGAGTCTGATTCTGGATACAGATAAAAAGCCAACGCGTGAGGATATGCAGAAGGTTCAAGCGCACAATGAAGTGAAGGCACAGGTCGAAGCAACTAAGGTCAAGATGGCTGAGACATCAAAGGAATATGTACCAGTAGCAAAGGCAGATGATCCATGGACAACTTGGGAAATCCCAGCACCTCAGACTATGGAAGCAGCAGTCGAGACAGTCAAAGCTGTCCTTGGTGGCACAGCCCCAGAGGAGAGCTGCAAGCATGGTGCGCGTGTTTGGAAAACTGGAACGAGCAAAGCAGGTAAGCCGTGGGGAATGTGGAAGTGCAACCCACCTCACGGAACTTCGAACTACTGTGATCCCATCTGGTACAGCATTGCAGATGATGGCACATGGAAGCCGAGGGATAATTAATGACACACAATGAATTGCTTAACGATATTGGGATATGTCTTGAAAGCAACTACACTAAGATTCTCACAGATGCTCTTCGTGCAGTAGTGGAATTGCATAAGCCAACTGACAGTAGAGGATATTCAGTATGCGCTTACTGCCCTACGCATAACTATCCTTGCCTAACCATTCAGGCTATTGAGAAGGAGTTAAGTTAATGGGTCACATACAATTCCTTAACCAAGATGGCGAATGGGAGTCATTTCCTAATGAAGAACAAGAAGCCAATCTACGAGAGAATGCAAAACTCCTTGAAGAACTGGGCTATCAGTTGATTTGCCAGCTATGTAATAAGTTCCCAAACAGACAACAGATTCGCGAACGCTATCTAAAGCATGAGTGGACTTGCGTGGACTGTGGAACTGTAAACTCTGCTGGACGTGCATGACACGTCACAGAAAAGACAGGGGCCTGAGGACCGAGCGAGTGGTGGCAGCCTATCTCTCGCAATGGTGGAGAAGCGCAGGCGTCGGTCGAGGGGCTGGAAAAGATATAACCAACGTCCCGTTCGACGTTGAGGTTAAGGCTAGATCGGCGTTCCAGCCGTTAGAGTGGTTGCGCCAAGCGACCAAGAGAGCAGGGGGCAAAGAGCTTCCCTTCGTGGTGTGTCGTATGAATGGTCAAGGCGAAGATGCTTCCGAGTATCTAGCATTTATGCGATTTGGAGACTTGGTGCAACTACTTCTACCCCTTTACGGGGAAATACAAAGCGATTCTGATAAACTTGAGCCTGAGAGATGCGCACAATGCGGATCGTGGAAGTTGGTTAATGTGCCATGCAGGACGTGTAAGTAATGCCTATCTATGAGTTCGAATGCAACAACGAGAAGTGCCAATCAAACAGCAGATATGACCAAGAGTTCTCAATAGCAGAACCACATGATCTTGATTGCCCGTTCTGCGGGGAATCCATGCGAAAGGTGTATTCAAGTGTCCCAGCAGTCCATTTCAGAGGCTCAGGCTTCTATTCAACAGATAAGTAGGGCTTACATGCCGCCCAGTCTTACAGACGATTGGGCTACGCCTAAGGCGTTCTACGACAAGCTAGATGCAGTTCATCAGTTTGACCTAGACGTTGCAGCTTCCAGCCGTAATCACTTGGCTAAAGAGTGGTTTGGATTAGACCACCCAGATGATGACCGCAAAGATGGGCTTACAGCTGACTGGTACGGCCATGTATGGTGCAATCCGCCTTATGGTCGAGGAATCAAGGATTGGGTGCTTAAAGCTTCGCAGCATCATGATCTAGTTGTAATGCTATTACCAGCAAGGACAGACACTAAATGGTTTCATGAGATTGTCCTGCCTAATGCTGAGGTTACATTCGTTAAAGGGCGCATCAAGTTTGGTGCTGGGTTAGCACCTGCGCCATTCCCTTCAATGATTGTGGAGTTCCCATGTTGTGGTTAAGAAAACGACACGCCGTTCTGACCTGCGGTTATACTAATGAGATTGACACGTCTGGTACTCTACAGGCTAGAGCCCCTCGAAGGGCTCACAGCGAGCCGCTTACGCGGAGAGCTCGCTGGGTAGCCGCCGTTATTGGGATAGCTCTATCTATAGTACCGAGTCCTATATCTAATGGCTCAATAAGACCTATTCAAAGCGTGTTTCAATTAGCTGATTACCAATTAACTGAGAAGCAAGAGTATTGTCATGATCTCATTGCATTTAAGGAATCTAGTAATAACAGATATGCAGTTAATGGATCACATCATGGCTACTATCAAGGCAGAAGTGCAGCCCTTAAGGGCGCACCTGACGATTACCAGTTCTATTGGTATTGGCACTACGTCCAACATAGGTACGGAGTAACACGCTATGATGAGCCTAACTATTGT